CTTGTATGAACCATCTACAATATTAACTCTTATAGGTTTTAATTGCCCATTGTTATTGATGTACACAAAAGCAACCCCACTATACAATAGAGATTGCAACTCCTCCAATTCCCCGCTTATTACGGGTATTTCGCTCTTCAATACCCAACGCTTGACAGCAGTCAATCCAAGCGGATGTATTCTTGTTACATTTTCTCCTATATAACCATCTATTAATGTCCCTAATGATTTAGTCTTCAACTCCTCTATGTATTCTTCAGAGAATAGCCAATAACTCCACGAACCAGCTGTATTTTGCCACGCCATAAAAATACCACACTCATCAACTACTCTATCTACATATTTAGCGTTTTCGCTTCTGTTAATACTTTCATAATTAAATAAATTATCTTGCTTAATGTTGATTACTCTATCTTCTTGTTTAAAACCTTTGAAGTACGTCGTGTATGGTTTTTCTTTTCCATTAAACTCTTTGCAAATTCTTATCCCATTCCATTCTGTGCTGATATTGTAGAATGAGAAATTAGACGCGTACACTTTAAATTCACTACTCTTTGTGCTTAATTCCTTAATATCCCCATTGATTTCTGAATATTGCGTTGTTACTGAAATTTTAAAAGTATAGCTTGAGAAACGACCTATATCCAATCCGTTATTAATATCTTGTATAAAAGTAAAGTTTTTAAATATAGAAGTAAGGTCTATATTCATAGTTTTAGTAACTTCTTCAACCTCATACTCTCTCCTTATCTCTATTACATTATCCTTATACCTACTATTGTTGTATGTTCTAAAACTTATATTAATAATCACTTCAGGTCTCCACGATGATTTAAGTTTATTGTGTTCTTCATCAAACATAATAGATAGAGGTTATCCACTATATGCGCCCCAATAATCAAAAGCTTCAAAAGTCATTTTTCTAATCTGTTTAAAAAGTTAATAATTTCACTTGTGAAAGTAGCCACGTAATTATACCCTACTTTCTCAATTATATGTTGTACCCTCTCGGGTGTTATTATCGCATCAATAAAGGCAGGAGTGCCGCCTGCTTGCATTCTCTTAGTTCCATCACGCGCTATCTTTTTAGCTATTGCCCAAGCTAGGGCATTAGTGTTCATCTTCTCTTGTATTGGGCGTATACCTCTTGCTAATATCCATTGTTCAATAGATTGTATTGGCGGCATTTTGCCTGCTTTGCGCCCGTGCTGCATATAGTAAGTGTATTCTGCACCGCTAATGATACCACGCAATCCGCCCCCAGTAATAGGGGCTACTTCTACTCTTAAAGCATTCTCCCATTGCCCACTCGCTCGCATATTTAATTCCTTATGCTTAGCAATTAGGTCATTCTTAAGAGTGTCCAACTCATTGTATAATATATCAATAGGCTCTTTCATTGTTAATCATTAGTTGTTATCTGAAACGTAACCAGCACGCCGTCGAAATTATTATCATACAAGTTAATAACCTCTATCATTCGCCATCCCTCAATTGTGTAATCACCGCAAATAGCATTCGCAATATTCATAATATTTTCCTTACAGGGTTTAATATATTGCTCGTACTTGCCCTCTGTTTGATTGTTATCACTTTGCGAATTATACACCCTATCAAAGTCTGAGTGTTTCAAAAGCATAAATCGCCCGTTATAAGTGCGCTTTGTTGGCACAATGTATTCATCAAATATTACACTCTCTTCTAACGGGTCAAGAAAGAAGTAATATTCCTTTCCATCTTCTGTTTCCAAATTGTGAAAATCTGAACGCCCATAATCAAAGTGCCAACCGTTGCTCGTGGCTATTTGTTGTAATATATCTTTCATAACCTTATTTATTAATCATTAGTTTCTGAAATCTATTCTGTATATTTGTTTGAATTGCTCTATACCATAAGATATAATGCACTTCCAAGTAATTGAGTTTCTCAATATCATTGTATCTTAGTATATCACCGCCTGCAAGACTATCAATCATCGGCAAATCGCCAAACCACTCCAATTCTTTAACCCCTGCTTGTTGTAGTTTTATATCGTGCTCAGTAGGTTCGGTATTCCAATGCTGCTGCTCCATCTTTATTACCTTATCTACTTCATTTGTGATGAATATCATACAACGATAGAATTGAGTAACCTCCATTCGTATTATATCACGTGCCTTGCATTTGTACACAATTCTGAACGCTTCAATTAAACCCTCCATTATGCCTTTAATCACGTAACGCTTTACACTATTAACCTCTCCAAATGTTAATTCGGTAATGCTATCTTTTACCCCGTGCGTACGTTTCTTAAACCAACGCTTACAAGTGTAGTTAGATAGAGGTTTTAAGACTTTCAGAGCGGGCAATAATTCTTTTTGCTGCTCTTCAGATAATTGTAGGAAATCGTATAATCTCATCTTCTGAATACCGGTTTAAATGTTTTTCTCGGTTTTAAATCAAAATACTCACGCATTAGTAACATATCGCGATAGTCAGGGCTTCGTCCTATTGATTGTTTCACTGTATCTTTGTTAATTACAGATAGCTTTTGCCCGTCCTTATTATCGCTTTTGATTTGCTCCAATTCTTCTGTTATCATCTCCTTGGTGCGCTCGGATATATCAGCACTAATATATATATAATTGCTATTGATACGCTCTGCTAACTTGTACAAGCATTGCGTTTGTAAATTCTTGTAATTGGTAGGTTGTCCGTTCTCTTCAAAGGGTGTGCTGTTGTTCTTAAAACCTACAATGCCCGTATTGTCTACTACGCCCCCACCAACACCATCCTCATCAGCAATACAATTACCTTTGGGGATATTATACTTCATTCGCAACGTGTTGATGAGTGCTTGTATCTCGGTAGTCGCTGAAGTCTCTAATGTATATATCTCTATTAACTCCCAGCCTCGCCATACGCCTATAACGCACAAATCCGAACCAAAGCGGGCAATATCGGCTGTTAGGTAAATCGTGTTATCTTGTGGCAACTGGTCATTACTGAATATCGCTAATATCTTATCGTAATCGCACAACGCGTTTGGATCATCGTCATATTCCCATAGCCCATTGAGAAGCCGTTGCTTCTCTGCACCCCTTAGAGTATTCTCCAAGTTCTGAATGTATTCTCTTGGTAACATCTTATTATCGTACGGCAATGCTTGAATAAACGCCCTCCTCTTGTCGAGTGTACCCTCTTTGTAGGGGGTATAAAATTCCTTGTATAGGAAATTCTTAGAGGGGTTGGCGGTTATCAGCAATTTGCCCTTCAAATTGTATTCTCTATTCTTCCACCGCCCTATTGATATTTTGAGGTTTGAATAACTATCATAATCGAACTCCCCGCCCTCTTCTATCCAACCGCGTGTAAATTGCATTGAACCTAACCGCTGGTATTGAGGGTCGCTTGGTAAATACTTACAATCTAATAACAATACTCGTGAACCGTTATACAATTCAAAGTAGTTATCCTGCCCGTTGTACTTCCACGCTTCTTGCGGTATACCCCAGCCGTTTAGCACCTCGTGAATGCTCGGTATTGTAAAGCGTCGCAAATCGTTCAGTTGCTTACGGGCAATGAAATACTGTGTACCTGCATACATTAGAGCGTCGGCTAATATAAGTGAACAACCAATGAATGATTTACCGCCGCCCTTAGCACCACCATATAGAATTACATCTGTTGTTGAATTATACCACTTCTTTATACACTCGTATTGCTTTCGATTGCCTCTTGGTGTGATTATTATCTTACTCATCAGGTTCGCCCTCCCACACTATCTTAACTTCTGTAACGCTAAAATCGCCTTTGACTTCTTGCTTTATTGGAGCTTCCCAACCTTCCATCTTTGAGAGTTGTGTAACTGCTGAAATGCGTTCACGATACGAAGGAAAAAACTTCTCCCCGTCAATCTCTCTACCCTTTCCTTTTGCTATGTCGGCTAAAATCTTCAAGGCGTCAAATTTTGCTAATAAGTCCTTTTTTCGCACTTCAATTTCTGCGCTTATCTCTTGCCTTATTACCTCGTCATTAATCGTTCTTTGCCACTCTTTCAGTTCTTTTTGGGCTTGTTTCCAGTCTTTATCAAAGGTAGTTTTGCCTTTACCCCACTTTACCTCATATTTACCCCATATTACCCCATACGACAAGAGAGGAGACTTTTTGAGTTCCTCTAATATCCATTGTTGTCTATATTGTGGAGTGTTATTCATATTGTTCTTCTTGTATGTATGATAAATCTAATTCAGGGTAATTGTTTTTTATGTTTTTAGGATTACCCTTGTAAAACACTAATATGTTTTGATGTGTCTTTCCTATTTTTCTATACTTAAAGTAATTTCCTATCCTCATTATAAGACCACCTGGTTGATTAAATAAAATCATCTCATTGTATAATATAACACCACAATTCCAAAATGCCATTATGGTATCTGATACAAAATTTCTATAGAACCCTTTTTTGTCTCTTACATCACCTACAACAAACACTGCAAAACGATCTTCCTTTAGCATTTCACAACTTTTTCGGATAATCTCCTTATATATTGTTAGAAAATCTTTGTATTCCATATTTGATATATCATTAGGATTGTCTGAATATACTTCTAAATCAGCATAAGGAGGACAAGAGAATATCAAATCTGCCTCATATCCTTTTGCTATCTTATCTATATTCTTACTGTCTCCTATTGTCCAAGTAGGAAATAATTCGTTGTCTTGTAATACCTCTTTTGCGTTTTCACGATTTGCTTGTATTTGTTCTTCTCTCAAATCATTGCCAAGATACTCAAATCCCAACTTAGCAGCCACAATTCCTCGTACCGAACCGCCCGCAAAAGGGTCTAATATTTTGCCTTTTGGAACGTTAAACCATTGATAGGCTAATTCACAAAGTACAGGGTCAAAGATAGAAGTAGAGCCGTTTTCATTTCCATAAATAGAATATCCATTCTCAACCATATATTTCAAAACATCGTCAGTAGAGTGAGGGAATCCCTCTCTTCTTAGTTTGTTTTTAAGTTCATAAAATTTAGGGCTTTGCGCACTTTTTGAGAAAGTCATTCCTGAATCTCGCCCTAACTCACTATTTATTCCTAATGATAACCACCAGTCTTTTCTTCTTTGCCAATATGATTGACGAGTATCTAAAACAGAAATAGGGGGTACAATAAACTTGTCTAATAAAATACCTTTCTTATATTTTACCCCTCCCTTTGTTTCAAAAGTATCCGCATCTTCTGCTTCTATCTCAATCCCCAGTTCCTCCAACTCGATACCGTATTCCTCCGCTACTGCTTCCATCTCCTCAAGGTCAAGGTTGTAGTTCTGGTGTGCTGTGGTATTTGCTAATATTTGTGCCTTGTAGTAGGTATCTGTATCATCTTCTATATCATTGCGAACAATTACAGGGTACTCATTCTCCGCAAGGGTTATTTCCTTTGGTACAAGTCCTTTTTCATCGAACTTCTCTTTGCGTGCGTGTCCTGAAATTATTGTCCCCTGCTTGGTTACTGATATACTCTCAATCACTCCCACCTCATCGATAGAGGAACTAAGTAGTTCCATACCTTTTTCTGTGTGCTTGTTTGTGTTTCTCTTACTTGGTTTTATACGTATCATTTAGATATATAATTTAACAGTGTTTTTTGTATATAATTTTCTTGAATTATTGTATTTTGCTATTTCTGTATTTGATTTTCAATAATTTGTTGAAACTCCTCAAACGAATAGCATACAGTGTATGTATGTCCCAGTGCGATGGCTTTATTCTGAAAGTCTTTTTGATTGTTAGTTTGGCGATTGCCTTTTACTTTCATTTCGATATAGAGGCTCTTCCCTTGTGGGAGTAGAACTACCAAGTCAGCTACTCCTGCAAGTACTCCCTCTGCTTTGAGGCGTTGTGCTTCACGAACGTTGCGACTGCCACCATTAGGGAC